ACAGAAAAATATGGCAAGGGATAATGTCGATCTATGCGGATATTGAAAAGTTAAGAAAGTTTAACGAGGCCCGCGAACCGATACCGCCACGACGGAAGACTATTGCCGACGGAATATATCAATATATGTCAAAAGTAAGAGAGCTGAACAGATCGTTAGATAATTACATACCATTATCAGATAATGATAACGAACCGGAACGAGCCAAGCCAATAGCCCTGGATGAAATTGTTAACACAATGATTCAGGGTATTTTTTTTGATAAGGTGTAATTATGGCAAAATATCCCTTTTCAGTACCGAAGGCAATCAAGACCATTAAAAAGCGCAAAAAGTCAATGGAAAAACCATTAATGGAACAGATTAGTAAGAAAAAGAAACCAGCAAAGAAGAAAACAGCATAATCTCCCCCGGCAACCCGCTTCGTTTTCCCTCCATTGGCGGGGCGGGTTGCTTTTTAAATAGGTGAAACATGCCAGCAAAGAGCAAGAAACAACGCAGAGCAATGGCAATAGCAGAACATCATCCAGAAAAACTATACAAGCGCAATCGTGGGTTAAAAAAAATGAGCAAATCAGATCTGCATGATTATGCAACGACAAAAGAAAAAGGATTACCGAAAAAGAAACGAAGACGGGTCAAGAAATGAGGGGAAAAGTAGCTCGCAATTTAAGAAGACTATCAAGAACAGTTCTAGTTAATGGAATGACTCAACAAGATATGTTCAAAGGCTACAAATCAGCATGGATTAAACAATCAGACAAAGATAAACATAAAATCCGCAGCAAAATAAAAAACTGGCAATGAAAAAAGGCAGACCAACAAAATATAAACCTGAATATATCGATCAACTAATAGAATACTTCGATATTGAATCAGGTTACGAAAAAGAAGTAGAAAACTCAAAGGGACAAATGCAATCTCTATGGATTCCTAATAACTTTCCAACTTTCGCCGGATTTGCTTGTCAAATAGGTGTTCATAGAGAAACGCTAAGAAATTGGTGTGAAGAACATCAAGATTTTTTCGTCGCCTATAAAAAGGCAGAAGAACATCAAGAGCGGTTGTTAGTTGAAAATGGCTTGCGTGGCTCATATAATCCAGCATTTGCGATATTCACAGCAAAGAATGTAATTGGGTGGCGCGACAAGCGAGAGCATGTTGTTGATGCTAATATGAAAATAACCGTAGCATTTGAAGAATGAAGGAAATAGAGGCTCGTTTCCCGCCTAAACTCAAGTATTTATTTCAACCCCACCGCTACAAAGTAGCAAGAGGCGGACGTGGTTCTTCTAAGTCCTGGAGTTTTGCCAGGGCTTTACTTATTCAAGGGGCACAGAAAAAGCTAAGAATCCTGTGCGCTCGTGAAGTCCAGCTTTCTATCAAGCAATCTGTCCATAAACTATTGAAAGATCAGATAATACTGCTCGGGTTAGAGTCATTCTACCGAGTGTACGACGCTGAGATAATAGGAAGAAACGGGACCGAGTTTGCGTTTACAGGGTTATCGCAACTGACCGTTGACACTATCAAGTCATTCGAGGGATATGACATCTGTTGGGTAGAAGAAGGGCAAGTCATTACAAAGAGATCCTGGGATATTTTAATACCGACTATTCGTAAAGATAACAGCGAGATATGGATAAGTTACAACCCTGATCTTGAGACTGACGAAACACACGCCAGGTTTACGATTAACAAGCCACAAAACTGTGTAAATATTGAATTAAATTGGAGGGATAACCCCTGGTTTAACCCAGTATTAGAACATGAACGGCTGTACTGCAAAGAGCATTATCCCGATGATTACGACAATATATGGGAGGGGAAGTGCCGGTCAGCAGTCGAGGGCGCTATCTATTTCAAACAAATGCAGCAAGCAGAGGGCCGTGTGTGCAACGTTCCATACGATCCAATGCTCAAGGTACACGTTGTAATTGACCTCGGCTGGAACGATGCCATGGCCATAGGAATGGTGCAGAAGCACGCGTCAGAACTACGAATAATCAACTATATAGAAGACAGCCAGAAGACTCTTGACGATTATTCAGCAGAATTAAGACGCTTGAATTACAACTGGGGAAAGGTATACCTGCCGCATGACGGATTTTCAAAGAGTGTACAGACCGGCAAATCATCAGCAGAGACAATGCAGGCGTTGGGCTGGCAAGTAGTGCCGAAAGAGTCCATAGTCCAAGCCACGGTAGAGGAAGGGATAAGGCAAACAAGGCTAATGTTTCCACAACTTTACTTCGACAAGGTGAAGACAGAACGCCTGGTTGAGTGCTTGAAACGTTATCGTAGACACATTAACAGACAGACACAGGCTGCAAGTGGTCCTCTACATGACGAATACTCGCATGGTGCTGATATGCTTAGGTATTTGTGTATAAATTCCAACAGCATGGTGAATGAACACGATATTCCATTCAGGAAGGTAGCCCCGCCACTAATCAGGCCTATGGGCAGGGGAAGAGAGGCGAGGTTGTAAAATGGAGCAGAAATCGAAAAAACTGAATTGAATAAAATCAACTACTTAGTCAACTTGTCTCAGTACGAAAACACTTTGTTTTTTGTTAGGCATTTTATATGAGTTTAAATGATCTTACATTATCATTAGGCAGGCGAAGAATAGCCGGCTCCGACTTAAATACTACTGCAAATGCAATCAGTTTAACCAACGAAGCTGATGCGACAACAGGCTGGACCGCAACCAGTTTAACCGGCACGGGTGCAAATGTATTTGAATCTCAAGGATCGGTAAAAAACGACGGCAGTTATGCATTTCACGCAAACAGCAACGATACACCGACAGATGGGGCCAGGTTTTATACAGACTTGAATGCAGCACCATATAGTTGCGTAGTTGGAAACGGGTACTTGATAACGTTCATGGCTCGGCATGTAGGGACGGGTTTTGCCTGGGCTTTCAGAACTGCACAACTAACGAACCTGACGACTAACAACGAAACGGTAGCGACAATAACTCCAACGGTTTTAACATTTACACTTTATACGTACTTTTTTGTGCATTCAGCAAATACTCGTTATTTCGGGGCAAAGGAGAACAGCCCTTCTAATGATGGTGGAATTTACTTTGATTCATTCACAATTCAGCAGGTGTCATAATGGCAAATACAATTTCGTTAGACGGCAATGTGTTACAGATTTCGGCAATTGACAGTGATTGGACTTGGACAGATACGTTTATCGGTAGAGACTTTGTAAATGGTATCAAGATTCAAAGCATACGTTTTGATACTGCTGCTGCAACCGATGTGTGCATTATCAAGCAGACAAACGGAACAGGCCCGAGACTATTCAAGGCAAGCGGCAATGCACTGGATGTAGCCGATGAAAGGTGCCAGTATTTCGATGGTGTACGATTGAAACCGTTTTTAGATGTTGGTGATGGTGCTTATAATGCGTCTGCTTCCGTAACTATTATTCTGAAACCGTGATGTTAGAACTTGACGAATTAAAGAAACTACATGAAAAGGCATACCTTGCCAATCAGACTACGAGGGAACGTGCGTCTGACGATATGGTATTTTATTTTGTAACACAATGGGATGATGCAATTTTAAATGAATCTCAGTTAGCATATCGTGGCGAGTTTAATATTTTAAAGAAAGCAGGTCGTCAGATAATTTCCGACCTTGCTGCCAATCCGATTCAAGTTGACTTCGAGCCGATAGAAGAAACCAAAGACGATGCTGCTGAAATTTTAGACGGTATATATCGTACAGACGACCAGAATAATCAGACAATAAATTCTTATGAAAATGCAAAGCAGGAATGTGTGGTATGTGGTGTTGGTGCATGGTTGTTATATACTGAATACGAGACTTTACGAAGTGGCAACAACAAGCAGGTAATTCGTAGATTTCCACTTTTTGAAGCAAACAACTGTGTATATTGGGATCCTAACGCTAAGTTATTAGATAAAGCAGATGCGGATTATGTAAGCGTTTTAATCCCTTACACAGAAGATGGTTATAAAAAATTAGTCAAGGATATAACCGGCGAAGATATAGAAGTTTTACCTGATTCTTTTAAATCGCCTGAACAGTCTTATTCATTTCCCTGGTACAGTTCAGACAAGAAAATCTATGTAGTTAAATTCTTTCATAGAGAACGTGTAACAGTCAAAGTTTTAACAATGGTAGATCCATTTGGCTTGACTCTTGACGTTTTAAAGTCAGATTTAGCTGATATAGAAGACGAACTGATGGATGCAGGTTATGAAATTCTATCAGAAAAAGAGATCGAACGGTGGGAAGTAACAGAATACATAGCCAGTGGTCAGGATATTTTAGAGACAAATGTAATTGCCGGTGAACATCTCCCGGTTGTGCCTATATACGGTGAACGTGCAATTGTCGAAGGTGAAGAACATTACGAAGGTGTGACGAGACTTGCTAAAGATCCGCAAATGTTAAGGAATTTTCAATTATCTTACTTAGCAGATATAACGAGTCAATCACCACGTGAGAAACCTATATTTTTACAGGAACAGATTGCAGGTTTTGAAGATTATTATGTACTATCCGGTTCCGAGAATAATTACGCTTATTTACTCCAGAATCGAAAAGCAGGTGACGGTACAGACCTTCCTATAGGACCAATTGCCACACTTCCGGCACCAAACATACCACAAGCATTAGCTGCTTCAATTGAACTTTCACGACAAGCTGTTGAAGATGTAGCCAATCCTGGAATACCGCAAGACATAGCCGATCCTGACCTATCAGGCAAAGCTGTAATTGCACTGCAGAACCGTCTTGATATGCAGTCGATGATATATCAGGAACACTTCAAGCACGCAAAAAGAAGGGATGCGGAAGTATATGCGTCAATGGCCGCTGAAATTTACGATGTACCGAGAAAAGTTAAATTAACACAGCAAGACGGCACAACCAAAGAAGTGCAGATAATGGAAACCGTTTTCGATCAGGAAACAGGAAACACAGTTACCTTACACGATATTTACAATGCAGAATTTGAAGTATTTTCCAGAATCGGTCAGGCATACAGTACAAAACGGGAACAGACAGTTGATAAACTCACTGAATTAATGAGTACTGTTCAGGAAGGGAACCCGATACGAGAAGGGTTATTACTCAAGATTCTAACCTTAATGGACGGTGTAGACTTTGACGATATACGTGACTATGCGAATAAACAACTTGTCTTACAGGGTATAAAGGAACCTGAAACAGACGAAGAAAAACAAATGGTTGCCTTAGCACAGCAGAACCAGCAGCCAAGTGCTGAAATGGTTCTTGCAATGGCCGAAGACAAGAAAGGTCAGGCTGACCTATTAGAAGAACAACGCAAGGGTATTGAAATGCAGTTAGACGCTCAGAACGAGAAGTTAAAGAGGTTTATTGATGCATTTGAAGCTCAGACTAAACGATATGAGATGCAGGTTAACGCAGAGAAAGCAGGTGCGGAAGTTGAAAACAAGCGTGTTGATTCATTTGGCAAGAAGATAGACAATACTGCCAAAATGATACAATTACGGCCTGTAGGTGAAATGAGTAACGAAGAATTAATGGCAGATAGGTGAAATGAGTAACGAAGAATTAATGGCAGAAATAATGGCATGAACAGCTTACTTGTGAGCTACCACAAGGCACCCTAACCGGCAGGGGAATACCGGGTTAATCCGAACTGTAAGGAGAAAACAGGCAATGGTAGATGAAGCGAAAGAAGTTGAGGAAACGGAAGAGGTTGAAACAGATGAGTTGACGGAAGAGACTGAGGAAACCGAAGAGACTGAGGAAGAAACCGAAGAATCAGAAGAAACCGATGATGAGACTGCATTCTGGCAAGGGATGGACGACGATGTGCCTGCTTCAACCCATATCAGGATGAAAACCAAACTCAAGGGAAAATTATCTGAAAAAGACGATGAAATTTCAAGACTTAATCAGAGGATTGCCGAACTTGAAAAAGGAAAAGCACCACCTGTCAACCTGAAACGTCCGAAGCCTGAAGACTTCGATACTGATGAAGATTATGAAAAAGCACTTGATCTTTACGATACGCAACGACTTGAACAAATTGAAATCAGCCGTATGCAACGTGAAAAAGCTGAAAAGTTGGAAGCATCAAGGCAGGAATCAGTTTCGCAACACTACCTGAGAGCAGACAAGTTTGTAGATAAGTTTGGCATTTCAGAAGAAAAGTATAAACAAGCTGACCTATCGGTCAGGAAAGCAGTTGATTCAGTTTTACCGAAACAGGGAGATATTGTAACCGACCAGATTATTTCTATGTTAGGTGAAGGGTCTGAAAAGGTTCTATTCCGTGTAGGTGCTAAACCTGAATTGCTGCGTGAA